CTGCCGGATCCTTAAGGTTTGCTGTGAGTTCTTTGGCCTTCGATGCAAATGCATCGATGATCGCGTCGATGTGTCCGCGACCCAGACCAGCATCGAGAGCGGCCATCATGCCAGCACAGAGGCGATCATAGAGTGCCTCGATGCCTTCATGGACCATCTCTGCCGCAAGATCGCCGTAGACCTTCTCGACGAATGTCGCCACGTCTTCACCAGGCGCGACTGGAATCATCATCTCTTCTTCCATGCCATCATCCTCCATGTCGCCATACATGTCCTTCAAGGACTTGACCATGTTCATCGGTTCCGCTGGTGTCGGTGTCAGCGATGCCTCACCGATTGGCCATCGTGTGATCTCGTATCGTCCATCAGACATCTTCTTGCGCTCGACCATGTGACCCGTGGCGCCGGACGAATATCCAAGTTTGCCAGACTTCGCGAGTTCCTGGATCATCTTCTGATACGAATCGGCCATGTCGACCTGGCTCTCATACCACAGACCTTTATCGTCCATGGTGATGAATCCGGTTCCGATGCGTGACTTTCCGACCTGCTTGTCCTGTCCGTGATGGTAATACAAGTTCATCGGCACACGCTCGCCAGACTTCATCGGTCGACCGAAGTCAGTGCTCGATGTGAAGTAGTCGCCCTCGAGGTCAGCGCCACCGAAGCGCACCAGGTAACCACGCACACGACCATTGTCATCTGCCTTGATTGCATCACCAAAGGACACCAGAGTCTGCATCATAAATCCTTCACTGGTACGACCACAGCCTGTGGTCCCCACTCCGCGTTCGGTACTACTTTACCGAATGCTGAGAGCGGTGTACCTGTCTCATACAAACGATATCGCGAAGGTCCTAAGACCTGCCGACGTTCCGCCTCACTCAACATCCGGAACTGCTCCTCTTTGTCCGGCATCTCTTCCGGTTCATCGAAACTGCCTGGCGGCAGTCCTGCGAGTTCAGCGTATGTCGGTGTGATCGGGACGACCGTACATCTACAGTTTGGATGTGAAGGTACAACATCTGCAACTGGATTCGGATCACCATGAAGCGACCAGCATACTGGACAGACATTGACGTCCCCCGCTGAGATGCGGCGCCAGCCACGAACGATGCTGAGATTCGCCTCAAAGGTCTGTCGCTGTGCTTCGCGGTTAGCACGAATCATCTCTGTCCGTGCGATGGTAGCAGCTCGTGAAGGCGCAAGAGTCTCGTACGTCCTCGACATCCTTCGTGCGACCTGGAGAGGATTGAGACCTTGCGCGATGCCGATCGTGACGTGGTCCAGTGCGAAAGGTCCTATCGCCTCGAACAGCGCGCCGAGCGGTGAGCCGTCAGCGGCGAAGCCGACGACGTTCGTGATGGCCTCGACTGGGAGCCGGTTCCACATCAGATCAGCGGTGAGCGACACCGATGAAGGGACACCCGCGACTGCTCGCACGAGATCCTCCTGAATGTCCAGCGACAGCTGTATGGCGCGTCGTTGTCCGTTCGTGGCCATGTCGGTCGCCTGTGGCGCAAACAATGCCACTTGATCAGCCATCTGCACATTGAGTGCCTCGAGGCGGAGCATGTACTCGGAGAGGCCAGTGATGTCCTCACCTGCTGCCTGTGCTTCCTCGATGGCGGCTGTCACCGCTTCGAGGCGCTTGATGTTGTCAGCCTGTAGAACACCGTATGTCCTGCTCATCTCAGATAGAGCAGCGTTCTCACGGTATCGAAGTTTATTCCGATACGACTCATTGACTTGATAGATATCAGGCATCGTTGTCAGTCAGCTCGTAACCATAGTACGGGTGATAACTTTTCCCGTTTTCCTTTGGTGCCATGCGCTTGAGGATCTCTTTGCGCGCAGCTGTGGACCAGCGATATCCAGCATCGCCACCCCATGCGGCCCATGCCACACGACCGGCGCTAGGATAACCATCCTCACCTGGTCGAAAACCTTCAGCCTGTTTGTCTACTTCGTGACGTCGAAAGAAACTGTACATGCGAAGGACGGTCGACTCACTGAGCTTCTCGCCATCGATGATCTGATTCGCTCGCGCCCATGCGACAGCGGTCCCTCCATCACGACCAGCATCACGCCACTCGATGGCGCGCTGTGCTTCTTCCTTCATGTCCTTCGACGGAATGAACTTCAGTCCTGGCTCATCTCTATCATCGAATGCCTTCGTCTCTTCGCGCACCGTGACAGGCAACAGTCCTAGGTGCTGAATCGGATCAAGTCCAACAGCTGCGAGTGCAGGTTCAGGAGCAAAGCCAGCACGAATCAAAGCGCCAGCAGCACTTACGAGCTTCGCAGTCTCATCGGCAGTTCGAGCTGTCGACACAGGCGCCGCGTCAGGCAGCAGGACATCCTGTGCGTTCTTGAGCACAGGGACACCTGTCGGATGATAATAGCCCTCATCGTCGTCCGAAGGCGTCACACCAGCGACACGCTTGGCTGTTGCGAGATCGATGATGCCACTCTTATACAGTCGCTCCGCTCTCTCTGCGTCCTCATTGAGGTCAGCCTGAAGCGACGGAACATTTGTCACGTCGAACTCGAGGTAGTCGCCAGGTTGCGTCTCTTCGTAGTCCGGAAGCAGTGCGATGGTTAGCGCTTCGCTCATCTGTCGCATCAGTGGGATCATGCCATCAGTCCAGGCGCTTCGCGTTGCTTGCTCGAGGTTCGAGTATGTTGCGCGCTCGAGGCCGCTGCCGAGTTGAAGCACCAGCGGATTGAGTCCGAGAGCTGCACACACGCGCTCTTCCGGTTTGCGGCGGATCTCATCGAATGCCATCTCACTCGGTTTGTGTGAGACCTGCTCGACCTTGAATGGTCCAGTCATCACCAGGACAGAACCAGCGTTATCGCCAGTAAAATCCTGTTGAAGTTTCCTCTTCGTCTGACGTGCATCGTCTTCGGACAAATCCTCGACTCCGCCCTTGTAGTCTGGTCCGACCATGATTGATGGCATGCCACCGTTTCGCACCATGCCGAATGCAGCTGATGCGGCGACGTTATCGGTGGCGATCTCACGAAGAACAGATGTGACAGGAGAGCGCCCGAAGCGAGAGTCCTGCGGATCTCGACCATACCGAATATGGATGAGGTCCTCGAGCGCGATGTCGTACGACGTGCCATCGACTGTGTACTGGTATTTGACCAGTGGATTGACCTTGTTACCGACTGGACGCATCATGTCAGCCGCTAGGTATTGCAAACCGACTACACGACCAGAGACGCGAACCTTGCGGAAATAGGCGTTTCCTAACAGCTGGTAGTCAGGGAGAATCCACGACCACACAAGTGATGGCGGGACGTTCGGCGTCGGCTGTGCGAGCAGCTGGAGAATCGGGTGATCTGCGACTGTCTCAATCTGTCCATCTGGCATCGGTCGACGGACAACAGGAACACCCTGCGACCAGTTCCTGATGTACCAGTCCATGCCGATCGCGACGATGCTGTTGAGCATTAGGTCGCCAGCCTGGTTCCTCCAGTTGAAACTCGAGCCTGGAAGGTTGCGTGTCAGGAGACTCCAAAAGTCGCCGTTCCCAGTGCCGGTGAAATAGGACGTCTGTCGCTGAATCAGCGGCGGCGGAAGCAGCGCGGACGGTGATGCGGTTGCTTTTCCGAGAAGTTTGTCAAAGAGTCCCATATGACTATTGTGTTCCTATCATGTGCTAGACTGCACCCCACCCACCGCCACGACCGACGAGCTCGTCGTACGCATCGGTCAAAGCGTCGACGATGTCGTCATTCTTCCCCAGGGGAAAGGTTCGCATTTCATCGAGTAGTGTACGATTCCAGTCAGCTGCGACCATGTACACGTTTCCGCCAGCGACCTGACTCGCGAACGGTTCAGCGCGCACATCCTTGGCGCCTGTCACCGGCAGGACTGTCACAGCACTACCATGAAGCAGTCGAAGCATGTGCATCGCTTGACTCTTGCCAGCCTGACCCGGGTCCTGCGGTAGTCGGATCCTGATGCCACGGCCATCGAGTGCAGCTGTCTGCTTGATAATCTTATCCCGCTGATCGGTGTCGTACTGACCTCTCACGACATCGAGTATCCAGATGCGGCCATCCGTGTCGCGTCCCATTTTCACACCGACAGTGTAGTCACCACTACCAGCTGTCGCTGCAAGGTCCCAGGCGCGGGACATCTTCTGGATGTTCGGTGTCGCATGCTCGATGGTGATCCGGTCGCTCTTGAAGAAACTTCCCTCGCGAGGTGTTGGATGTTGCTGGTAGAGAGCAGACCATCCATAGTCTCCACTATTTGCGACCATCACCTCTTTGATGCGTCCGAGTTCCTTGACGTCATATCGTTCTGGCCACAAAGCTTCGCCAGGAATTCGACCGATCTGGTCCTTCTCTTCAGCTATCGCTGGCAGGTTCAGCACGGTCCATCGATGAGGTTCCGATGAGATTGCGCGAGCGGTGATGTCGTCGTGATGCCACCTGGTCGAGACGATGATGAGAGCGCCCTTCGGCTCGAGTCGCGTGTAGAGGTCGTCCGTGTACCAGTCCCAGGCCTTGTCGCGATACAGGGAGGATTCGGCATCCTCGCGACTCCTGATCGGGTCATCGATGATGATGCGCTTGAAGCCGACGCCGGTCGGAGGTGAGCCGACTCCACGCGCCATGAAGGTGCCGCCCTCTGGCAATGACCACTCGTCCTGTGCGGCGTTGTCCTTCGAGAGTTTAGTCCTGGACGAAACGATCTGTCTGGACTTACGGCTGAAGCGCCTCGCGATGCGCTCATTGTAGCCAGTGACCAACACATTAGCACTTGGATCACGCTCGATGCAATAGGCGCCGTAGCGGACCGTGACTGTCTCAGTCTTACCGTGGCGCGGTGGCATGTGAATCGCGAGCCGGTCGATCTCACCACGCTCCACAGCGTCAAGATGTGAAGCGATGGCGATGAGGTGCCGAGCAGTAAACGACCAGCCAGGCGGAAGAGTCTCTCGAAGGTAGTCAAGGTAACAGAGAGCTGTTTGCGCGCTAGTCTTCGTTTGGGCCTTCGCTGGCTGCGGAGAGAAGTTGAACCGAGAAAGTTGCAATCTTTTCGTAGAGAGTTGCAATCTGTGCGGCTGATTGGCCATTAACATACCTCTCGCTTTGTGTCGTCCTGGCGATGACCTGAAGTGCTTTGAGGTTGTCCTCGAGGACTGACGCCAGCAGGTCATCAAGCGATACAGCGTGGACCTTTGCAGTCGTCACAGTTTCCGACGCGTCGGAAACAGGTTGTAAGTTTCCGACACTTGACGACATGCGATCACGAATCGTGATGATGGTCGTTCGTGGTAAACCATGAAGCCGAGAAACAACCGTCGGTGTCTGACCTGCCATCAAAGCAGCTTCGACTCGTGCGATTGTTTCCTCGTCGTAGATGTTTGGACGTGCCATGCTTCTATTCTGGCTCATCCTGGCGCACTCTGCGCCTGTAGTGCAGCTGTCCGTGGCACATATAGCACAACACCTGCACATCCTCCATCAGCTCACCACCGAGTCTGATGTAGGTGATGTGATGCACATCGAGCTTGTAGCCGTCATCCTGTCGACGGCCACACTGCTCGCATGTCCTACAGCTGCGTTCAAGCGCCTTCGTGCGAATGTCCTGCCACCGTTGCGATCGCATGTACTTACGACGATAGTCGCGCCATGCTTCATCGACCTGGTCGCCGGACGCTCCGATGGCCTTGAGCAACAGGTAGGTGTTGGACCATGGCTTGGCCATGATCGTCTTTATGATGTGGTCCGTGTCCATGTGATCTCATCCTTTACAGGGTGATCGTCACCCCACATCCAGTCAGCTGCAAACAGCGACTCTGGATCGAGTGTGAGACCTTGTAGAGTCTTCGACTCAGGTCCTGTGTGCATGATGAATGATTCGTACAGATCGGAGTATCGGATGTACACATCATGATCGAAGCATGCGCGTGTGATTGGTTTGCCATGCATCAAGTGTTGTATTACTTCAGAGAACTTCATTCGATCACCGTCCAATCTCGCGCCAGGACATCGGTTCCCGACAATGTTGCAAAGCCCTTGCACCTCCACACGTTCGCGCCATCGAGCTCGTATCGCATCAGTGCAGCTTCGACCAGTTGAAGCTTGAATCGACCGCCATCACGCCACACAGGACGTCCTGCGCGTACATCTGTCATGATTGACTCGAA